TGTATCTGGCTGCTTCAAGCTTTGAGTCAAAGACTTTGCCATCTACCTCTGTTTTGACTGCGAAGTATTTACTCTTTTTCTTCGCTCTTTTTGGAATCAAGCTAATCTATTCCTAGAAGTTTCCTTAATTCTAAATCTCTTAGTGCTTGAGTTCCACGATTAAACAGAGATGCAGGTTCTGCAGGTTCAATCTCAGATTGATCCACAGGTGGCGTGCTGGGCTGTGCAGGGGCGATTTGAGGCGCAGGTTGTGGCTGAGGCTCAGGTTGTTTAAACAACTTACCTTGGAACCTAGCATACTCTCTAGACATGTCAGCCATATTGAACGCATTGGAAAGCTTGTCTTGATTACCTTGCAAACCAAATGAAATTGTTTCATTGCTTGGGAAGAATGCGTTGAATCTGCCAGCCATAACAAAATTAAGATTAGGTGTCTTTGCTTCTCTCAATGGCTTCGTTATTTCAGGAGTGGACAATCCAAGCGTTCTTGCATCTTGAACCGCCAAGTTTAAATCTCTCAAAGCTTTGAATCTTTGTTCGTTAGCTGTAATAAAAGCCTTGGTTATATCCTCTGCGCTTTTGTTTCCTCTTGATTTAGCAACTTGGTTAAAGATACGAGCAGCTTCTCTGACTTCTCTTGCTGCCTCCAAACCACGATAGTATAAAGTTCTATCCAATCTAGGCTTCAAGCTCTTAACACCAGTTAGTGCTTCAGTAAACTCTTGCGCCGCATCAATCTGATACCCTTGTCTGCCAACTGTTTTTTCTGGATCGACCCCAACAACAGCACCGATAGCTTTTGGAAACTCTCGGACAGAAAAATCCAAGTAAAGTGGAGATGCAACATCTGCTTTAAGATCAACTGGGCTTGCTCCAGGCACTATTCCATCTGCTAAATGTGCAAAACCTTTAGCAAATTTTAATCCTAGTGGGTCTGCAACGTTCCAAACATCAGCACCGAAACTGGTTTTGTTTCTGGTTACGTCGAATACTTTTTCCGTGATGATTGACTCATCCATGAACGGAGCAAAGAACTCATAGAAAGCACCGCTCTCACCAAAGCTAGAGTCAAAAGCAATCTCAGTTAAATCTTTTTCTGCTGTAATACCATTTTGAACAGCGTTATATACAGCCTTGAATGGTCTTGCCATATAGTCATATGGGTTTGTGTAAGAGAAGTTATATAGGTCTGTAATCTTCCCCTCTTTGTCTGTAGCGATGGGTATCAATGTTGAGTTTCTATCCCATTCGTAAGCAGCGGATCTCTTATATGCTTGTACTTGATCGTTATCAGCACCAGTGAGTAACAGCCCCGCGCTGTACAAGGTTGCAGGTATTCCTGCATTCACCGACATAGATCCAAGAAGTCTCTTCATCCCTATCGATCGTATCTCAGGTGATTCACTTGCCAGTTCTTTGATCGCTCTACCTAATATATTTCCTGATGTTCTTATTATTTCTGCAGGGAATGCAACAAAGTTTCCAAATGGCAATCTTCTTAACTGCTTGATAGCTTCAGGGACTCTCGCGTAGTTTGGTACGGTATCTTTTACAATCTCTGCAGCTTCTCTTTTCAAAACATTTTCAAGAACATTATCAGGTAGATTGCCGCTTATCGTTGGACCAAACTCTGTAAAGTTTCTTGGGTCCGAAACAGGTATTGATGCATCTTTATTGTTTTTAAAAACATTCTTTAATTTATTGAGCTCCATCTCATAGCTATATGTTTTCCAGATATCATCAGATCCCTGATATAGCTTTCCAGCTAAGGTGTTTTGAATGTTTCTAGCGTAGTTAAATCCTTTGTTAGCCAAACCAGGCATATACTGAGTTGTTTCAACAGCGTCATTTAACAAGCTCTCAAACTCACCGATCTTAGCGTTAGTATTGATAACCCCTAGATCCACTAACTCGTTGTAGTATTTTTCAATATCTTTCTTGGTTGGTCTGCTTTTACCAAAACTAACCCGCTTGTTAGCAATGTTACTGAACACAGTCGCAACCGAATCCACCAAAGCATCTGCGTTCCCGACATTACCGTTGGCTAAAGCAAAAAATCCTGCTGTTGTTGCGTTTCTAATTTGAGTTATAGGACTTAAAACAGTTTTGGCTATCTGTGAGACACCTTTCAAGCCAAGAAAGGTTGAATACAAAGGCAGTGCCTCAGTGTTGAAATACTTGGGCAGATCTTCAAACGCAGCTTTGTACTCGTTGAGAACATATTTACCAGCAAGCTTTCCAAATCTTTGTCTTGCATTTACAGATACCTCTGCCAAAGGGTCGGTTCCTTCAGCACCTATTCTTGAGTAGGCACCTGCTCTCGCTCCTTCTGGTATTTTATCAAATAAAAATTTATTAGCTCCAGGTGGTAGAGCATCGTTGTAATCAACAAGATTATCGAAGTATTTTTTCTTGGCGATTATCTTTGATAGCACATCAACGGTATCAACCATCTTTGTTCTCAAACCAAGCTCTTGTTCTCCGACATCCCTGGCTCTTATTATCTCTGGTCTGAGTCTACCAGCCACTTCTTTTGCTCCAGTGTATTCACCCAAGAAGTCTCGAACAGCTGGCAAGTCATCTAATCTTCTTCCCTTCAATGGACCTTGAGCTATGCCAGTTAATGTTTCTGGATCAATTACTCCAGATGGAGTCATGTTTGCGTTTGAGAATTTTGATTGAAGCATTTCATTAAGAACTGCTTTTGCTCCTTCAGGGTTCAACGCCTCGTTTGGAGGGAGCTCTTTTGTCATTGCAACTAGCTCTTCAATTGCAGCTTCTTCCTGTGGTTTTGTGGGTTGATAGCTTGGGTCTTTGAAAGCTCGATACAAACGTATGCCATAGTAAGTCTTGTTATCCTGAATGGTTTGGCTCAAAGAAGATTTTAAAGAATCCTCTATGATTGAATCGTCTATCATGTCTTTAACGGACCCACTAAGACCGTCAATACTAGATCTTATCTTTTGTGTTGGTTTGAAAAGACTTAACTCTTTTTTACCAAACAAACTCTTAGGCATGTTTTTAGAAATTATTTTGTCTATTTCTTTTAACTCTTTCTCTGCTCCAAGTTTTACGGCTTCTCTATCTATTACTTGAGAACCCCTTCTTATCGGTTCCGCAAACAAGTAATCGTTAACAGTATTAAGTATCTTGCTTCTATCTTGATCATTAAACAGACCAGCATTCTTGTTTATGAAACTCATGGTGTCATCAAGTTCACCGACTGCTTGTCTAACCTTGTTGTTATGTGCTGATACCTCTGCAACTTTTGCTTGATTGTATTGTTTTACAAACCGATCAGGCATGTTGCCCTGGAAAGTAAGATACTCTCTTGCTTTCTTTTTCATGGTCTGTAGATTTTTTTGAAAAAATGTGGGGTCTTCTAAGTCTGGCTTCACGCCTACCCCATGAAATGGTGTGTTAGGATCTTTGATAGCTTGAGCGGCAGCTTTGACCATATCAGTTTTAGCCAGCGCATCTGCGCCTTTACCAACACTAACAATTCCAAGTTTAGCAATCGCTGGAACACCAAGCACAACAGCAGCGCCCTCTGCAGCAACTCTTAGTCTGTTTGAAAGATTAGCTGCAGCTAGTTCGGCTCCAATCAAATCTTGTGTATCTACTCTCTGTGTAGGACCAGCTTCAAAAAAATCACCCAGAGTTTCGACATCAGGGGTCGTAGCAGCTATGTCTGCTATGCCAAATGTAGCAACATCTGTAGCGTCAAATCCTTTTGATTCAATCGCTTTCTTAGCTCTCATAGACTTTGCAGCTTTCACCGCAAGACCACCAGGGGCAGCAAACTGAGTTATAAATCTAGCCGCTTCGCCTATGCCAGTTGATGTATCAGGTTTGTATTTATCAAAAAACTTTCTTAGCTCTTCTGTGCTACCTTCCTCTGATCCAGTAATTAAATCAAAGGCTTCTACTGGCAGTGTCGAAATACCCTCCACTGCCCCTACTATTCCAGCGCCAACACCTCGTAAAATATCTCCGACTGCAGATACATCCTCTTTTCCAACCTTAGCGGCTCTTTGTATGTTTGGATTTTCTTTAAGATATTTTCTAGCTGTTGATTTAGCAACGTTTTCATCATCTGTATTTACTTGTACAGATCTTCCATCTGGCAGCTTTACGCTGATCATTATTCAGCTTCTGGTTCTAAAACAACTTGTTTTGGTGGAGTTATTGGAGTCATGCCAAGGGCGAGTCTTGCTTGTTCATCTGCTTCAGCAAATAATTCTTGATTGGTTCTTAATCTTGTCTCTCCATCTTCCTCAACATATAACTTAGATGGATCTTTTTTCAGATCATTAAACAGAGTCAATCTTGTCTCAACGAGATCTGAGCTAGTGTCTGTGCCAAGCAATAAATTAATTAACTCTTCTGGTTTTGCGTCAGGCATCAACTCCTGAAGTGCAGCTAAATTACTTTGCAATGAAGTCGTATCATCTTTCTGAGCTTGAAGAAGATCATACTCTTCGCCAGCTAAAACCATGTCACTAAAGAAGTTTCTTGGAACTGCGCCTTCTGTTGCTTGTGAAGCTTTTGCTAACTGATACTGCAATCGAGGGTCAGAAAGTTTTTCAAAGGTTTTTTTAAAGAATCCAGGTTCTTCCACGGTGGCATCTGCACCACTCCCAGTGCCGCTAGTTTGTTGAGTTGCAACAGGAGTTTCTACTACTTCAGTTTCTTCTTCTTTACCACCGAAAGGTATTGTTGCTAATCCAGCGGCAGCTAGAGCTCCCAAACCTGTTTTTCCTGGGTTTCTTCTTGCAGCAGCTAAACCAGCAGTTCCAGCTGCACCCATTCTTCCACCAATCCTTCTTATTGCCCCTGGAGCTTTTGGCGCTGCATCAGCTGCAGCATCGACTGCTCGACCGCCACTAACTCTGTAAGCAGATCCAGGTGAGATCGATACATCTAGTGCTTCATCAGCTTGAGGCTTTTTGCTCTTTGTTGCCCCCTTTATCATCCCTCTAATTATTTTTGGACCAAATCTAATAGCCAAACCTGCAGCACCTAGCCCTGGAATAAACATTAATGCTGCTTCAACAGGATTCTCTTGAGCATACTTTATTGCATCTTCTCCAAGCTCTGATGCTTTTGAAATGACCTCGTTGAAAAGATTCTCACCTTCTTGCTCAGTGCCATCAACTACTTCACCACCCTCTTGATATCCTCGAATGGGCGCAACACCAGCCATGATACCCATGCTTTCTCTTTGCATAGGAGTTTGAAACATTGGTCTTTGCATAACTGGGTTCTGCATCATGCCTCCCTGGTTCATTGCGTTAGCCTCAGATAGAGCTATAGCTATGGCTTGCTTTGGATTGGTTACTTTCTTGCCAGAGCCACCTGACTTAAGAGTTCCGCTCTTGAACTCTCGCATAACCTTCCCTATTTTTTTTTGTTTTTTATTCAAAACTCTAAGTCTGCCCTTGGTTCTTATTACCAAATATGCTTTGTCCTGCCCCGTATATAGTTGCTACGTTACCAGCCACACCTGCGAGTTTTCCTAAAGTGCTTGGCTGTTGAATTTGACCAATGGCTTGCTGACCTGTGCCGAATCCGGTTCCAAACTGAGGCAAGAACTGAGATCCTTGGCCAAGAACTTGAAGTCCTCTCTGCAATCTCATGAATGGCTCGTCTGCCATTTGAGTCGCTGCAGT